TTATTGCGCAGTTCCAAATACATTGAATTCAGCCGCACTTGTCCATGGATTATTGTTTACCTCGCTTAAGGCACGCAGTTTAATATAGCGACCTGTTTTGGTTGCAAAGCTGACTTCTTTCAAAGTGGTATCATTTGTAAAAGTACCTGTGGCTACAGTTGTTCCCCAATTCACTCCATCACTACTGATGTAGAACTCATAGCCCTTAATTGTTCCGTTCACTTGGCCGTCTTGTCTTGGAAGATAGCTGAATTTGGAGAGGCTATAGGTTGCACCTAAATCAATTTGAATCTCGTGCGGCATTGGAGCTACGGGGCTCGTGTTTGTATGCCAATACGTGTCTTTTTTTCCATCAAAGGCATACGTGCCCGGATTGTATAAACTATAGCTGTCTGCATATTTTAGTTTCCAATTTGTTTGTGGAATCCAATTAGCTTCTTTTGTTGTGACTGCTACATTCATAGCAGAACCATTTGTGCTTGTCGTTGTAATCGTTACTCCCGATTTTTCTCCAGTGTAGGTATTACTGTTTGGATTGGTGTCTGGTCCAAAGGAAGCAGCATGATTTTGATTCGTGTAATAGAATGGGTCTTGGTATTCACTGATAGATTGCTCTATATCAATAAAAGGATGAGGATCACTATCAATATTATTCATGGATTCATCAATATGCCAAACCGCGATGCCACCAGAATTTGTTGGCAAGCTTGCATCATATCCAAATTTTTGGCGATTCTCAACTAAGAAATACGTATTATCCTTTAAAGGAATCTTTAAAACATTATAGTTATTTTGGATGGCATTTAGAGTAAAATTGTTGGTGGCATTTACTACAGTTGGTGTTACAAATCCTAATTTTACTTTCGACCAGGCATCCATATGATCGGGTGTAGCTCCATAATCTTCTCCTTGAAGACTATTCCAGGCTCCATTAGCCATTATACTTAGACCACCCACATGATTATTAACGCCATATAAATCTGGAAGGCCCAAAGAATGACCTAATTCATGAGCAGGAATACCAATCGTTGCCATATGACCATATTGTTTTTCACCCTGCGTCGTATACATACCTGATACTGTAACACCATCGTGATTTGTATTAGGAGCATACCACTGATGTGCCCAAACATTTGGCACTGAACCACCACTAGCCTCTTCATTGCCAGCAAGAACAGTTACAATGTAGAAGCTATCTTTAGAATTGATGACTTGATCATTATTAGTATCAAAACTAGCAAAATTCACTTTAGGATCAGCTTTATCCAGTGCATCTGTTATAACTGTTCTAATGTCTTTTCCCGATGTATCCGGATGAGCGTAATCTAATTTCACTTTAATCACCCCATCATTTTGCGTACCATATGTTTCGGATGCCGGAGTGATCTGTGCTTTTCCATTACTCACCTCATTATAGTAATTCTTTACTGACTTTTGATTTGCAGCAAAAAATCTGTTGCTCCAATCGTTGTCGCTATATGCGATATCAACATCTGTAAACCCAATTAACACAACAAGTAATTTTTGGGGTCCTGAAACTGGAGTGACAGTTCCGTCAACATTTTCTGGTGATCCCATAAATTCTTTCATGTGCTCCTGTTTTTTCTTTGCTTGAGGGTTGTATTTCTTTATCCATTTGTTCAAATTGTTTTCATTTACCGCTTTTGCAGGTTTCTTGTCAATTTTATATTTTTTCCCCGTCGATTTCAGTTCGTCTGATGTGAGTTCAGCGTAATTCCAATACCCCTTCTGATCTTGTAAGAGTACGTCACCATCCTTTGTGCTTGCCCAATGGAACCATTCATCTCCATGCACCGTGGCTTGAAACGATTCGCCTGACGGTTGCTTCATTTTGACAATTCCATCGTATGCGGGTGCAGCAAAAGCGTTCGTTTGAAGACACAATACACAAATCAAAGAAAAAACGGACGTGAACAGGAACTTATAAATTCTTTGCATAAACCTGCCTCCTTTTAGGGGTGCTGATGTGATTTCGCGGTTTGTCGGTAAGACCCCTAATTATAATATTGGAAAATTTCAACAATATGTTAAGTATTTTGATAAGTTTAATATTCTTGTAAAATTAACCAATAAAACGGAATTGATGATGGTCACATGTGGAGTTCTGTCATAAATTCCGTTTTTTAATTTTAAAACATTTCAATTTTTTCATATGCTTTTTGACATAGATTGATGGATTTATAGAAGGGAGTTACGTGTCCGGTTCTCTTATTATGGGTAAGCTAGGTTCTTATGCTCGACAGAATAGGGTTGCTAAGGTATTTAGAGAGATGGGAAGAATAGAAAAGACAATTTTTATCTTAGACTACATTTCAAGCGAAACAGTACGCCGGCGTATTCAACGGGAGCTAAATAACGGAGAAGCTATGAACGCTCTGGCACGAGCTATTTTCTTTGGGAAACATGGAGAATTGAGAGAACGTGCTTTTGACTTCAAAAATAGTCTAAATCCTTAAGTTGATGGATGTGTGGCGGTACCCCTTTAAGAAAAAAAGAAAAGACACCCTAAGGTGCCTTTCTCCGACTTGAACCACTCTACTTTTAATAATATATATTGAATTCCCATCCAATAACCATTTTACTATATTTATCTATATTGGTTATTGAGAAAAAATAAAAAGCTCCTTAAATTAGAGCTTCTATGCTAAGTTACCTAAATTATTATTTCCTTACACATAATCATCATTTCATGAGGTACCGTTCATATTTTACTAGAGGGAAAATATGATTTTCCTGTTTTGCTCATGGGTGACATATGTATTAATATGATGGTGTTCACCCAAAGTACTTGTTTACGTTTGCTCCCTACACATCGTGTGGGGATTTTTTCATAAAGAAAAGACACTCATTGAGTGCCTTTTCTAATTGTTTTTAGCAAGCTCCGCCGAATCCGCCACCCCAACAGCTGCAACCAATGATAATTAGCAGGATGAACAGCACGATTAGTAAAGCGAATCCGCCACCAAATCCGCCACAACTACCTCCAAAACCCATAATAATTCCTCCTTAAGTAAGAGGGTATTAACTGGGATACCAATGTGTTTTAACGGTTTACATTACCTTATGTTTTTAAAGGATATATGAGCAGGTCCTTTAAGAAATAAAGAAAAGACACCCTAAGGTGCCTTTCTCCGACTTAAACCACTCTACTTTTAATAATATAAATTGAATTCCCATCCACTTACCATTTTACCATATTTATCTATATTGGTTATTGAGAAAATAAAAAGCACTCTTTCGAGTGCTGATATTATTTCACTATTTTATCTACAACTTCTTTATATTTATTAAACTCTTCGTCTTTCATATCACCGTTCATTTGCACAAGGAAATTCCCTTTAGCGTATGTATGTGAGAATAACATTTGATTTGAGTTACTTAAATCATCATAGTATTTCTTCGCTTTCTCCAAATCTTCTTTTTTACTAAACTCGAATACACGGCCGCCTTTATCGTCACCTAATTTTGGTGTAAGGATACGCTTGCCATCTTTACGCATATTTCCAAATTCTTTTTGTGGTAGATCCGTAGCATTTTCAGCTTCTAATCCAGCCTTCTTAAATTCGTTAATTAATGAAGTTGTAGTAACTGGCTCTTCTTTCTTTTTCGCCTCTTGTTTTGGTTTCGAATCATTAGAAGAAGTACTCGCTTTATCATTAGAACCACACGCCGTTAATCCCATAAGTAAAGCACTACATGTTAAGGCTGTTAATAGCTTTTTGCTCATTATTCTGTTTCCTCCAGTACCCAAATGTAAGATTTCTTACCCAAGCATAACAAATCTGGTTACGACTTTCTTGTCACATTTTGTCGAAAGGAAATAAAAAAAGAGAGCCTCGGCTCTCACTGGGTAAATTGGTCAAATTATGCGCGTTTTACTGCCTTTATTTCATCTTTATAATTTTTTGTGATTAATTAATAAAGAACTATAAAAAGAGGTAAACATTTTTAATATCTGTTCAAAATAATGTATAGGGATAGAAAAACATTTAAATGATACAGTATTAATAACTAGAACTCATGTTCGTTTTTCGTGGTATAATATGGACATAAAAAAGAAGTCGCGTTCGTTTTCGTGCTTTCTGGGGAAATTCGTTTTTTTCTAATTTGAACAAAAATTAAATCATTGTGAATAGTTCACAAACTATTATGAAGAAAAAACAGGATGGGGGATTTAAAATGGAGGACTGCAAACAAGGAATTCAATTATTAATTGGTATGGCGAAAAAAGGGGACGAGCAAGCAATCCTGATTTTAAAGGAGATTGGCATTCTTTTAGATGAATGTGAAAAGGGAATGATTAAAAAAAAGGATAATTGTTAGCTGTAGCTATCAATCATCCTAATTATTTATTATCTTCTATATCTAAACCTGAAATTAAAGCTTTTATCTTCTTAATAGCGAATTCTTTCGTTTCCTCATCAAAACTTTCCATACGATTTATATAATGCTTAAGTTCTAACATAACATCTGATGCTGAAGATTCTTCATTATTTTTATTATCTGATAGCCCCATAATATAGTCAGTTGATACATTTGCTAAATTAGATATTTTTGAAACAGTTTCTCTAGATGGAGTCTTCTTCCCTGATTCGATATAAGATACCATCGGTTTACTGATATCTACGTTATCTGCAAATTGTTGCTGTGTATACCCGAGCGACATCCGTATCTCTTTTATTCTTTTCCCAATTATATTCTCCATAACGATCCCCTTTTTAATACCTTAGTATTACCAGATACATAAAATATAACAGAAAAGTTGACTCTAAGACAACTTGGTTTTTTTCTCCGGATATTTTTTATAGAAACGTGTTGACTTGTAGTTAACAAATTGATATTATAAAAGCATCGAAAGAAACAAGGGTGATGCTAATGACAAAACTTAATGCAGAACGTGCTAAAGAATTAAGGATATCACTCGGTTATACACAACAATTTGTGGCTGAACATCTCAGTTGTTCCAAAAGTGGTTATTGTTATATGGAACAAGGAAAAAGGCAACCGAGTTTAGAAAAATTAGGGAAATTATCAACATTATATAATGTGACAACTGATGAACTGTTAGAACAAAGTTAACTTAAGGTTGTCATTTTTTTAAAACATTTAGTTAACCTGATGTTAACATAATAGGAGGAACAAAAATGAATCAATTACAAAACTTTTCACATGATGCATTCGGCAAATTAGAAATTCTTATGAAAGATGGAAAAGAATACTTTCCTGCAACATACGTTGCAAATTTACTAGGATATGCAAATGCTACAGAGGCAATCAAGCGTCACTGTAAAACTGAGGGGGTCGCGTTTCACGAGGTCCCTACTACAAGCGGTGTCCAAAATAAGAAATTCATCAACGAACCCAACCTATACCGCTTAATCGTCAAATCAAAACTTACACAAGCGGAACAATTTGAAAAATGGGTGTTTGAAGAAGTACTTCCTTCTATTAGAAAACACGGAACATACATGACAGATCAAGCGCTGGAACAAGCGGTAACTAATCCAGACTTCATGATTGGTCTACTCACTAACTTAAAAGAAGAACAAGCAAAACGAATTGAAGCTGAACGAAAAGTATTGCAGCAACAACCACTTGTAACATTCGCTGAAGCAGTGCAAGTGTCAACGAACTTAATCAGTGTAAAGCAATTAGCAAATCTAATGAGGCAAAAAGGAATTGATACAGGTCAAAACAGATTGTTCGAATGGTTGAGAGAAAATGGATACCTTTGCAAGAAAAAAGGAAGTCTGTACAATACACCAACACAGTATTCAATGGATTTAGGATTGTTTGAATCACAAGAATACGTAAGAACAAATAGTAAAGGCGAATTCGAAACGAAGTTCACGCCAAAAGTTACAGGGAAAGGTCAGTTTTACTTCATTAACAAGTTTCTTGGTAAGGAGGCGATGTAAATGTACGACAATCCAATATCACTTTTCATCCTGGCGTTAACGATATGCAGCTTAATATCACTAGTAGTTTTGTTGGACAAGCCTATCAAACGGTGGACGAAGGATGTGAAGTGATGACAAAAGAGCAACGAGATGAATACGAACGAGAGAAAATCTTGTGGATCATAAAGGATTTAAGAGCTAGGGAAGTACATAACAGCGCAGATAAGGTTGAGGAAACATACAAGTATATAACTCTAGCTAAATAGGGACGAGCCTTGATTGTGAAGGCTCAAGGCTCATAAGGGTAAAGTCAAATTATCAACTTTATAAATCAATAATACCACAATTTTACAAAAATGACAGGCCTTTGCTTGTCGAAATATTCGGGAGCCTAATGGTATCCCCCACCTATTAAATAGGTTCCTGGATATTTCGATGCGCAAAGCATCAGAAAGGGGAATTGAGATGATTAAAAACGTTATGACAGATGAAGAAATAACAGCTTTAGAAACCCATCTTTCTAACTTAAAAAAAGAGTTCAATATTAAATCGGATAAACTTTGTGAAATGCCTGATGAAATTAAAGAGATAGAGTTCGAATTGAAGAATCAAAAGATTTTGAGTTCAGCGTTTGATGAGATTTTCACTAAAAACTAGCATCAAAAAAGCCCGTACAGAAGCACAGGCCAGTTGTAACACATATCGGTAACTAAATTCTAACAGATTTGTAGTTAAATTCCTATGAAAACATGAAAAAACGACCCATTGGGAGATAGGTCGTTTTAGAAAAGTCGATCACGAAGTTATGCATTTATTGTAACATATCGGCTTTTCCTAGTAAAGGGAGGAAAAGAAAATGATTGAAAACCCAATTACCTATGGTAATCATCACGACTCATCAGCAAGAGACTTCATTGAAACTTGTAGCGGTTGTGACGGAGAAATCTACTTCGGTGAAAGTTGCTTAGATTTCGATGGCGATTACTTACATGCAGAAACAGAGTGTATCACACAATATGTAAAGTCTCATTCTATAGCGAAAGTTGCAGGTGAATAAGATGGGCCTACAAAACAAAATTGAAATGGAAATTCAAATTCTTATGAGTTTGGTTGAACGATACAAGCAAAGTGATGAACCTAATGCTGCATCGATGGTTGTGGCTTATGAATACGGATTACAAGCACTTATGGGAGTGTATGAAGCGACTCAGCAAGAAGAGGTGATCACGTTTTGAAGCGAGCGATAAAGGAGTTACAAAAGTCACTTGGAGTCGAGAAAAGAAAATTAAGTGATTACGAGTTTAAGTTAAAAAACCTAAAAGAACATGAGATTTCACTTCGTGAAGGCATAGCAGATGTGAAATTAACCATTGTAGATATAGAAGAAACACTTTCAACATTAGAAATTATGACAGAAGGAGCTGAGTTGGAATGAACAGAAGTGAAACGATCGCAGAATTAGCAAAGTCACTAGTGAAGTTCAATTTAGAAGTTAACAAAATAGCAAAGGATGCCGATAATCCTTTCTTTAAAAACAATTACGCAACGCTAGACACGATTATAGATGAAATTAGACCAATCCTTTCTAAACATGGGTTAAGCATCATGCAAATACCAAGTGGAGATGGTCAAAACGTAACGTTAAAAACGCTTCTCCTACATGAGAGTGGCGAATGGCTTGAGTCAGACGAACTAACAATGAAGCCAGTTAAAAACGATCCGCAAGCAGTAGGTAGTTGTATCACATACGCTCGTCGTTACTCACTAGCAGCATTTCTTAGTTTAAACACTGGTGAAGATGATGACGGAAACAGCGCTACTTACGGAAAAGGAAACAAACCTAATCAAAGGAGTAATAGTGGACAAGCTCCAAATAAGCCGCAAGGCAACGGTAACAGCGGTGGTAATGGTAAAGCATCTGAGAAACAAATGAAGATGATAAACGCAAAAATAGCACACGTGGCAGTCATTTCAAAAGCAGAGAAACAAACAATTGAGGATACATTAAAGAGCAAAATTGGAGCGGATAGTTTAACGGATATTAGCCCACAGATTGCATCTAAAGCAATAGAAACACTAATCGGTTGGGAAGATCAGTACAAAAAAGCTAACTAAGGAGATGAAACCATGTTAGATAAAACAGAAACAAAAGTCGTCCTTCCTTCATGGGTAATGAAGGGCGCAAAAAACGAAAAAGAAGCAAAGTTGAAAGCGATTGAGTACATCACTCCTGATCGCTATCCGGGTTACAAAATATCTAGTGTTAAAGATGGCATCGCGATATGCGAGAGGGAGAGTGTGTGATGTTCCAAGTAACAGTAAAGCGCGGATCAATGAAAGCTATTCTACAAGCAGTACGGGACTTAGAAGCAAGAGGTTATGACTATGTTACTACAATCAGACCAGTTTATAAAACACGAAAAGACTTTTTATATAACGAAAACAAGAATATTAAAGGTGGATATAAGTTTGGTGGAATGGAAGAATACGTATCTTATGAATGTCGCATGGAGAAGGTGAACTAAGTGAGCAATTACAACACGATACGTACAATTATTTCTCAAATAAGCGGACAAGAAAACATATTAGTGGTCCCGAAAATATTCGTTAAATTAACAGGTGACCTTACTACGGCAATTCTTTTGAATCAAATTGTGTTCTACAGTGATAAATCGAAAAGAACGGACGGTTATTTCTATAAATCTCATAAAGAGTGGGAAGAAGAAATTTGTTTAACGAAACGTCAGGTTAGCTATTCTACAGCGAAGTTGAAAGAGATGGAACTTGTAGAAACTAAGTTAATGAAAGCAAATGGAGCACCTACTCTTCACTATAAATTGGATTATGACAAATTGGTGCAATGGATAGTAACAAATTGTAACAATGGAAAGTCACAAAATGTAACTATTGATTCTAACAATATGTCGCAATCTTTAACAGAGATTACTACAGAGAATACAACAGAGATTACTACATTAAAAGATAATATGTCTTCTGACCAAAAAGAGCGGCCAAAAGACTGCATCCCTTACGAGGATATTATTTCTTATCTTAATGAAAAAGCTGGTAAATCTTATAAACACAAAACAGCCAAAACAAGAACTCTAATCAAAGCTAGATTTAAAGACGGCTTTACAATAGATGATTTTAAACAAGTTATTGATATCAAAACAACGCAATGGCTTAAAGATTCAAATATGAACCAGTATTTAAGACCAGAAACGTTATTTGGAACTAAATTTGAAGGTTACTTAAACGAAAAAATAAAAGGAGCGGGTTCTAATGCAGGCACTAGCAAAGATAGTAGCTTCATCAGCAAATATGACTTTACCAAAGGTCGCTAATGAAAGATGTGATTTATGTAGACGTAAAAAGTTCCTTGATGAAAATAACAGAGCTTATTGCTGGCATTGCAAAGAAATCGCTCCTCAGGACGTCCAGTTAGCTCAGGAAACGCTCGTAATACAAAAGAGGAACCAAGTTATTAGTTTGTACGATTCGTTCGCAGACAACAGCCTAATCAACGACAAATTAAAGAAGGCTACTTTCGATAACTATGCACCACCTACAAAAGAATTGTCAGACGCCAAAGAGACAATCATGAATTTTGTTTCTACATACAGCAAAGAGGATCCAACAAGCATGATTATTACAGGAGATTACGGGGTAGGAAAAAGTCATTTGTGCGTGGCTGCTACAAAGGAATTAATGAAACGTGGATATAGCGCAATGTTCATTCAAATGAATAAGTTGTTTACCAAAATTAAGTCTACATGGAACAAAAACAGCGAATTAACAGAGGACAAGCTTATGTCTCTCCTTGCTAAAGTAGATGTTCTTATTATCGATGATTTCGGAGCGGAGTTTACTGAAAAAGATAAAGAAGGCGTTACTTGGAAGCAAACGAAGACAAATGAAATTGTAGATAGCCGAATAGGAAAAAGTACTTTATTTACAACGAATTTCAATGTTGGCCATTTAGCAGAAATGTACGGAGAACGTGACTTTAGCAGAATGATGGAAAACGCAGAAATGCTAGAAATGTTTGGTGATAATTATAGATTACGAAATTTTAAAAAAGGGGAATAAGAAATGGACAAGCAAAAACGGATTGAAATCGTAAATCGACTTATTAAATATTTCGCAGATCACGAGAGAGAGTTCTTTCGTTACAAAGATAAAACAGCTCATTTTAAGCATGATGGTAGAAATCTATGGTTCATTGACCATGGCACGAATGTTCCGATGCGTATGACAAGAAGTTCTTACATGAATAAGAAACAGGAACATAATTTCTCTGGTGGCGGAACAATGTGGGGTTTAATCAGAGATTTCACAGACTTTATATTTGGTAACGATAATTCGAACGGTAAAAATGGTTACGGTGGATTGTACTGTACTCATTGGGGTTGGTCAGAAGAAGGAATGGAAAAGATGCGTGATTATGCAAGGGAAATCGGATACTTAAAATCTTAATAAAATATAGGGGGAATTAAGATGTGTGCATGTAACGGAACGGGAGTAATTAGAAACGATATTGGAACGGGAATGTATCAATTTGCGCCATGCATTTGCGCGGCAGGGGAGCAAAGACAAAGGGAAGCGGATAGAAAGCGCCAGGAAGTAATGGAACGGTTAGAAACGGCTTATCAAATGCAGATACAAGAGAAAGTCGGAATAGGGGCATGAAGCAGCTAACACTTGAGGATGTAGTGGGAAGTTTTGATTACTCAGCAAAGAGTACTGCGGATCGGTTCTTACAGCGTGATACAAGCGTCATAACGTACTCAGTTGAGTTTTACGATGTAGACGTAAAATGGAAGCTGCGATGGTTCGAAGCGAAGTCAGAGAGCGAAGCCGTGGGAATGGCTAAAGATAAATATGGACGGATTCAGATTATAGATACTTACATTTCAGATAGATCGTTAGCCGAAATTATGGCATTGGATTAAGAAAGGGGAATGGGTATGAATTATTATCCTCCAGTACCAACGTGGAACGATTATGAATTTGCGAAGAAAAATGGAATACCTAGAAGGAACGTAGATATAAGAGTTCGGTATTTAGGATGGACGATTGAACAAGCTATCACGAAGCCTTTAATGTCAAAGCGAGATAGACCGGGATATAAAGGATTTGCAGAAATTGCAGAAATGAATGGGATCCCATATAAAACATTCGTATCGCGGGTAAAAATTTTAAATTGGTCGTTAGAGGAAGCTGCGAATACTCCTACAAGACACCGTTCAAATCGCAGGCAAAAAGGAGTGAGCTAAGAAATGGGGATGACTATGAATTATAAGAAAGTCGCAACCTGGGAAGAATATGAAATCGCTGAGAAGAACGGAATTAGCAGACATAATGTGGATCAAAGGTTAGCTATGGGTTGGGATGTAACAAAATCAATAACCGAACCTGTTACAAACGGTTTCAAGAGGAAGAATAAAAAGTATGTTGATTTAGCAGAAAGCAATGGTATTGGATATAAGACGTTTTATAATCGCGTGAATGTGTATAAGTGGAGTTTAGAAGAAGCGGCTACTGCTCCTATTATGACAAGGAAAGACGCATGGGAAAAATCGAGAAGATTAAGATCAAAGATTCCAGATGAAATATATGTATTAGCTGAAAAGAATGGCATTGCTAAAAACACATTACAGTCAAGAGTTTTAGTTCTGAAATGGGACATGAAAACGGCAGCGACATTAAAAGCAAGTAAGGGTAATAGAACGAAGAAAAGGGAAGCGTCATGAAATACAAAGAGGTAATTACTTTCGAGGATTATGATAAAGCGACTGAAAATGGCATTAGTAAAGCGAATGTGTATCAACGAGTTCATGTGTATGGTTGGAGTGTTGAACGTGCTATAACGGAACCAGTTAAAAAGAGAAACATTGGTGGTAAGTATAGCCACGAACGGATGTTAGCAATCGCTGAAAGTAATGGGATTAGTAAATCGACTTATTACAGCAGATTAAGAAAAGGGATGTCTCGTCGTGATGCTGCAATGAAACCAAAAGGTCACACTGTGTTTCTTGAGGTAGCTGCAGAACATGGGATTAGTGATATCTGCTTCTATAAAAGGGTTGAGAGAGGAATGAATCCTTATATAGCTGCTACCAAACCAAAAGATAAGCGAGGTAGCACTAAGAAGAAACAAATCAGCTAGGAGGACAAGCCATGACAACGAAGGAACGAACGCTAAACGGGTTCTGGACGCATAAACAGACAGGTAAATACATTGTAGTCAATCGAGTGACGAAATTTGGCGAAGCCTATGCGCGGCATGTTGGTGAGGACACGAAGACGGTTAATAAGCTAAGGGTGAAAATACAGACAGATAAGCTAAAGGAAGAATATGTGAAAGGCATGAGATAGGTAAATGGACAGGAAACAAATATTCATTGACGTCTTATTACATAAAGGGATTTACAAGGAAGAAGATACAGGACGTCAGCTTTATGAAATGAGTGAGCAGGAGCTATTCGAATTGATAAAAGGAGATGGGGAGAATGAGGGAAGCGATTAAGGAATATATCGATCATTTACAACAATCAGCAGTGGAGAACAGAAAGAAAGCAGATGAAGCATACGATAACAAGGATTTAGGGCTTGCTGGATATCATCGTGGGCAATGGATTGCAATAGAGGGAGTGGCGATTGCGTTGGAAAATATTTTAGCAGATTACAAGGAGGATGGAGAATAATGAGACCAATTGAAAATAACGTTTATGAAATTACTCAATTATTAGCAGAAACGAAGGAGACTGAACAAAATGGCAACTAAGATTATTATGTTTACGAAAAATGAATGCCCTCATTGCAAACGCGCAAAGCACTTTCTAGGATTTGCACCAGTAGAGATTGAGTTAGAGGAAAGGAACATTGATAAAGATATTGATTATAAAAATGAAGCTGATGATTTAGGAATAATGAGTTTACCAGCTTTTAAATTTGAAAACGGCAATATCGTGAGAGGATTCGAAGAAGGAAAGATCATGAACGAATTAGGACTATAAAGGGGTGTTTGGATGAAGAAAGAAACCAAAATACAGGTGGAAGGTGAAATTGAATCAGTAGAGAGTGAAATTCGCAAAATGGAATATCACTTAGTGGGATTAGATAACGAGAAACGGAAGACGAAGCTTTCATTGGAAGTGTTGAAGAAACAGAAAGAGAAATTGAAAAGTTACTTATAAGGAGCAGGATGGAATGAAATTAAGAGTAAAGATTAAGCGAGTGAAAGATGTGGAGTTACCAAAGTATGCACGGGAATTTGATTCTGGTTTCGATCTAGTAGCAGCAGAGGATGTAACTATTAAACCAGGAGAAACAAAGGTTATACCTACAGGATTTGCTTTCGAAATTCCACCAGGATATGAGCTCCAAGTGAGACCCCGGAGCGGAATTTCACGAAAAACGTTTTTAAGAGTCGTTCTTGGTACGGTGGATAGTGGTTTTAGGGGCGAGGTAGGAGTTATAGTCAGCAATACATCTTATCTAGGAAACTCAATTACGCTAGGCATCAATGATGACCATGGAATATGTGCAAGTGTTAATTATGGAATAAAAAAAGGTGACAGGATTGCTCAAGGTGTCATAGCGCCAGTGGAAACAGCTCATTTTGTTGAAGTAAACGAGCTATCGGATAGCGAACGTGGTGCAGGTGGGTTTGGATCAACAGGAGTAAAGTAAGACCAAATTTGAATTTTGTTAAGAAATGGGGAATGGATATGAAAGATGTGAAAATCGAATACATCGAAAATAAAGCCAGAATTACTGTAGATGGCAAGGAAATTGCATTTGCTACTAATACGATCACAAAGAAAGTAGCAGAGAAATTATTAATAAATTTAGATCAAGCTGGAGCTATTAATCTAATCATTGAAAACTAAACAAAGACGCTATTTTATTAGAAAAGGGGAATGGATATGAATTTATTAGAGCAATACATCGAAGAAGTGATCAGTGAGGAACCATACAATGAGGAATGGACAAAAAAGTACAACAAAAAGTTCGTAAAAGTAGAATTGGTTACTAATTGCTATGGTCAGAAACGTAATGAAGAACAAATCTTTGATACTGATAAATGGGAAAAGGTAAAAGAACAAGGGTATTACATGGGATAAGTAAAAGAGCAGCTAGCAAAAGCTAACTACTCAGTCCAAGGAGTAGGGAGAAAAAATTTAGGTACTACAAAAATGAATTATGGCTATTCACAAGCCTACCTATAGAGTGACCAAGATTTAGAATTTTATTCAAAAAAGTAAAAAGAGCAGCTAGCAAAAGCTAACTGCCTCTTGTACAAAAAGAAGCGCTGCGCTTACAGCAATGATTTGTAACCTAAAGTTACAGCTATAGTATAAACAGGATTGGAAATATTATGTGGGTTAAAGGATAAGTAAGAACTCAATAAAAATTTCATTTTGTAGAAAAGGGGAATGGATATGATGAAGGTTTTTAAAATGAATGATTTTGATTGGGTTTGCGCTGAAACTGAAGAACAAGCAAAGGCGTATTACAAGAAAGAATGTGGGTTTGATGACGAGGATATAAACGAAGATTTTGCAGGGGAAGTTAGTTTGCAAGAAGCTACATATGTGGACATAGATGAATTGCCAGAAAGTGAAAAGAACAATCTCCAATGCGGAAGACCACTTGGAGATTCAATAGTAGTTCGTAAGACATTTGAATGGGTAATTAAGAATGACAACATTACGAGCCCTTGTATTATTGCATCAACAGAATATTAAAGAGCAGCTAGCAAAAGCTAACTGCTCGGCTGTCTCTCCGTGGGGAGCGGAGAAAGGTTAGGGATTCATTAAATGAGTTCTGGCTATTGCCTATCTACAGTATTGACGGAAGATTTATTAAATAATCATAGTGGTAATTTATTATTTATTTTAACTTATGGGTGGTTCCAAAAAAGTGAAATACCAACAAAATAAAAAATTATTAAAAGGAAAATTGCTATGAAAATAACTGAAAAAATCTTTTTCATCAGTAGACCTCCTTTATGAAGAATATTAACATTTATCTAAAATTTGAACAAAATAGTTATTTAAATAAAAGAAACCCCGTTTATCTACGGGGCTCCTAAGGGTAATTGTCAAGTAATGACGTACTCGACTAATTAACCGTAGCATGAATTTTTTGGGAATAATACTGGTAAATGTGTCCAAATGATTAGGGCTTATTATTTTGAACAAAAACGCTATTTTGTAGCAAATAAAAAAGAGCACATATATGAATGTGCTCTTAGAGAAGGAGGCTTTCTATGAGAGAGGGTCTCCATACAATAACATATGCTTGTCCTATTTAAATGTGTAAAAAATAAACAAAAAGGCTATTTTGCACAACAAAGCAGCTAGCTCAATTAGCTAACTGCTTGTTGTGAAAAAAGATGCCCACGCTTAGCAAGTAATGAGTTGTAACGGACAGTTACAACTATAGTATAAAACAGAAGTTCAAATATTATGCAGGAGTGAAATGGAACTGAACAAAAACTTCATTTGAATAAAAAATTACATTAGAAAATAGGAATAGGACAAGCAAAATTGCTTGCCCTATAACAATGATTTTTGTTTCCTGCCAGTGGGTTGAATGAGTTAGCCCATTGCAATAAATGGCATTCTCATTACTAGAAGAGTAAAGCCGCTAGTTCGAACGGCTTATGGATAGCGTGTGTAGTTGTTCTAAAAATATGTAAAGGAAGACATTTATTTTATAAAGAAAAAAGAGCACCTTCAAATAGTGCTCTCGTTAAGATGGCTCCTAATAATAAGAGGTAACTACATGATAGTATATTTATTTTTATTCAAAGGTGAAAATTAAATGAAAAACGGGAGAACAGTTGTATAAGCTGTTCTCCCAAGGAGCGGGAACGTCGAAGTTAAATTACATCTCAAATGACAATCAAACAAGCATCCCGTAAATAGTATGTACTTATGATAAAAATTTATACAAGAAAGCAGCTAGCTCAATTAGCTAACTACTTGTTGTACAAAAGAAATTAGGCCCTACAAGTAATGACATGTAACTTAAAGTTACAGCTATAGTATAAACGTAATTGGAAATGTTATGCGGGAAAGAAAGGGAACTTAATAAAAATTTCATTTTGTAGAAAAAAGAAACTAAAAAAGAGCACCATGTACAAGCGCTCTTTAAGATAGGAGGTAACTCAGTAAGCTGAGGGGCTAGGTTAGAAGTATATGGTGTGAAAAATAAATAAGGACAAAATTTTATTAGCTCAGTACAAAAAACAGTTAGCAAAAGCTAACTGCCTCTTGTACACAAGAACAATACATTTATAGGGAAACAGCAATATGTAACTTTAAGTTACATTTATAGTATAAACAGGATTAGGAATATTATGCAGATTAAAAAAGAGCACTGTATATAAGTGCCCTTGAGAGGTAGGCGTAATACCAATCATAATCAGTATTAATATACGCTTAATATAATTAAAATGTGAAAAAAGCAGCTAGCAAAAGCTAACTGCTCAGCCCTCGGGGAAAGGGAGAAAGAATATTACAGAGGTCACTGTGAATTCAAGCTGTATCAGCCCATTTATAGTATTGGACAAAATTTAGAATTTTATTCGGACAAACTCAAAAAGAGCAGCTAGCAAAAGCTAACTTCCCGCCCTCAGGGAAAGGGGAAAAGCCTAATATCACAGATGAGAATCTGGATGTAAGTATAGTATGATCGAGGTTTTGAATTTTATTTAAACAACCAAAAGAACAGCTAGCTAAAGCTAACTGCTCTCTCGGGATGGGAACTCAGGTTGCTGGAGGCTCATTTAAATGAGTTATGGCTATCGCCTATATACATTATATACAGAATATTGAGATTTATTCGGGGGATGAGGAAATGATTAATGAATTGAAAGTAGGAAATGTATTCCCATTTTGGGTACCAGTTAACTTAGGGTTTGCATAATCTATACAAAGAGTCGAAGGTGAATACCTAGGAAAACACAATGGGATGTTTCAAAAGATTATGTAGGAAGCATTCCATATTAGAAGGAAGTGAGGAAACAAGTTGTTTAAGCGCAAAAAGAAGACAGGCCGTATTAATAGTAGAAAAACAGTCGTACTAGGAATTGAGTTTGATAGTAAAACAGAAGCAGAGTATTACCTGTTCTTAAAGAGTAACCCTGAGGTTGTTGAGATTAAGCTACAACCTCAGTACATGCTCCTTGAAGGGTTTTATATTACTACACGAGATGGTAAACGGAAGAAGCGAAGAGATTGGAAATTCACAGCAGATTTCTTAGTTACTTATAAGGATGGAACACAGGAAGTGATTGATGTCAAAGGTTATGCTAACGATCGCTTTCCATATATGAAGAAGATGTTTGAATACCGATATAAGCAGGAGTTAGTTGTTGTTATGAAGGACAAACAGAAAGGTTGGATAAGAAAATAAAGGGGCTGAATAGATGATTCCAAGATACAAGGGTATAAGAGAATTCATGCTGTATAGAAAAGAACCAGGTTTTGGGAGTAATCAGTATGTTTGGATATTCGATGTATTTAAGTATCACGAGCTAATGCAACATTTTAAGGATGGATGGGTAATCCATGATGAGGATAAACAAATAGAAGCATTCAATAGAACAACAGCTTAATGGATAACGGAACGATGATGAGTAGATTGGTGGGGGCTACTTTACTAAGCATCGTTCCCTTATTCAGAAGATAGGTATTAAAATTTCACATACCTAATGTAAGTGTAAAAACTAAAATTCGAAATAGGGGGATTCCAACTTGGAACAATTATCTTTATTACCAGAAATCGATGATAAAAAGGTGCAGAAAGAGGTCGTGAGCATCTTGAAAGAATACAGAGCGCTGAAAATGCGATTCAATAATGAAGTGGAACAAGAAGGAATCAGTCTGTTTCCAGAATTACGTGATTCGAGAGTAACAAGTAGGATGAAGGTGCAACAAATCGAAAAGGCATTAAACAATATCCTAGATGATGATGAAAGAAACATCATTACTATGAAGTTCTTAGATAATAAACCAGTGAAAGATGCATTCGTACAAAATGAATTGATGATGAAGAACTCATACTTTTATGAGAAGAAGAAAAGTGCTATTAAATTGATTGCTACTACATTAGGAATCATTTGAAAATGGCAGAGAAAACGCAGAGATATAGCGTATTTTTTGGGGAGTTTTTGCAAATGGAATCAACGGTACGATTATCTCATGAAGGTTCTTTGAAAAGAGAATACGCTTCATGGGATAGCGTGCCCATTATAATTACGTTACTCGGTGACGCGGAGGCTAGAGGGAATAAGAGCTTCCCAAAATTATTTTGTATTTATCATTCAGCTCAAGAGTCGTCGCTTGGGTTGAAAGTAAACATAATACTAGATGTCATGGCTATGATTTCTCCACATTTGAAAATGGAATGGGTGATGGTTTATATGATTGAATGAATCGCACATTTCAAAAACTGTAGTACAAGAACAAAATCTTCGTCGATTTGAACGACATTACACTTTCTAGTGATTACTGCGAATTTTCACCAGGCAGAGAGCTTCCGCTCTTTGTTTGAGCAAATATGAGGCAGTTCCCCCTCTGTCACCTCCACATGTTTGTTCACGCAAGAAGCGGAAACTTCTTGATACAAATCATTTTCATGGGTTGAAAATGATGTCTACGGACGTAAAACGAGGAGAGCTTTCGCTCTTTTCTCGGTCACTGACGTAAAGCGCGTAGCTTAGATGATAATTGCGGTGATCGAGAAAAGAATGAGGGTAATCTTATTCTTGAATTGATTCATTTCAAAATTCCCCTTTCGTGAATGTTCCTCTCCTATCCCTTTGGAAAGCTGTCACTTCGGTGATAGCTTCTTATTTATTTGAACAAAAGGATAATTATGGTTTTTGTTGAATAAATAGATTGGGAAAGGTGGAGAAATTATGCAATACGTAGAAATGTTGAAAGAATTAGCGATTGGAGGAATATATACCGAAAAACAAATTTCTAATTTGTTATGCAATAATAGAAAAGAATTAACTATTTTATGCGATTCTGTATCAAAATTCGGTGAATCTGAAACAGAAAGATTTCAAGTGATGGGTAAATATGAAATATACGTTCATAGAAATAAAGGTTACTCCTATCATGTACCATCAAGAAAGACAATGGTTTATGTTATAGAAAAGATTTAAAAGCATCCATAACGGTTGCTTTTTTCGTTGTTATATGGAAATTACATAATAAGCATCTTTAAAGGTTGTATTAGGTATAGTTAGGATTGAACATCATATAATGATACAGAACGGTTTCCAACATGTTACCCCATTGATTTTTACGAGAGAGCACTTAACTTGGGGGAGTGCTCTCTTTCGTTTGCACATAAGGAAGTTCTCGACATACAATATCGGGTCAACATAAATACACCATTACTCACATAAAGAGCTCTATCCCTATTTATAGAGCTCTTTTAGTTGCACCTTTTGAGATGGACAAGCATATATTGTAGTGTAGGACATCCTCTCTCAAGTCCTATTCGATACTCATTGAAAAATCCTACAAATTCGGGCATCTACTGATGTGGATGCTCTCTTTTTATGCACGATTTGAATAAGACAAGCATATACTGCTTGTACCTCATTAACTTTAGTAACCTTAACTTTCGTTAACGAGATTCTCATAATCCTTTAAAGGGCGCTCGCGGAAACGGGTGCTCTTTTTATTTTGAACACAATGGACATTTGAATAGGAAGTGATGAGATGTTTTGGTTAGGAGGACTTACAGGATATCTTGTAGGTACGCTTTTTACTTTATTGGTGATTTACTTCGGATATCGGATTGGTGAGTTGAGTCAGTATTGAAGGAAATGGAGTAGCTGAAATCGTTAAAGAATGATAAGGGGTGAGGGAATGAGCAAAGAAGAAATGATTCATTTCATCATTGAAGGTGGAAAAGAGTTTGGTGAAGATTACAGTCTTAAAGAGTTAGAGAAGATGTCTGATGAAGAATTGAAGAAGGAAGTTGAATGGGTGGATTATCTGTTGGGTAAGTAATCCTAACAAAACAAACAACTCAACGAACGAAAATAAGGAGGGAATAAGATGAAGGAAAAAGACTTAAATATTTCAGAAGTACGTGGAGCTAAAAAGAATATCTCTGACTTACAAGTGTATGGAGATGGAGATACATTCGCTCTGCTTTGTAAAGCTAGTTCACAAGAACAAGGGTGGATGAAGTCTACTAAGGTATGTAATGTGATTGGCGGCTGTGTAATGCAAGTAACAACACAACAAAAGAATCCAGATGGTAGCTATTCTGTTGCTGAAGCATTAACTTATGTTCCTGGTGTTCATATCAATAAAGAAAGCAATCCTAGACGAATGGTTTCTTGTTTCAATAAAGCGAATGTGAAAATCCAGATAAAAACTGAACAAAAATAGAGATAGTTAACAATATGCATGGTGATTCCGTAATCTCTTTAAAATCAATACTTTGAATGTATACTTTTGTTATTGTTTTTTGTTAAAACAGCTAAAACACTATGAATTCAATAAAATCAATGTTTTGAATGTAAACTAATGGGTAAAAGTTTACATTCGCACGAACAATTTAAACGATGAATTATTAAGTAGCGAATCCGCTGCTTTTTTTATTTTATAAAGAAAAAAAGCCCTGAATAGGACTATATGATTTTCTTCATGCCACAATGACGGCATTCTCTTAAGAAGATGAAATTTTTAATGGAACTTTTGAATGCGGAATTACCGCAATTATCACAGCGACCGCTAATTTTATCAGGATGTTCTGTGTATGTGTATATTTTGCTTAAATCGTATTTTTGTTCATGTTCTTTATTTTCCATTCGTTTCACCTGCATATCAATCTGAATTAAAACAACTTAATCATAATGACATGAAGTGTTCACGTAGTGGATGCTTTTTATTTTGTAAAAAGAACCTGCAAAACTGCAGATTCTCCTGATAATGATTTATCTAAGTAAGACCCGAAAATATAATACAATAATTCGAAAATGAGTTCAAGTGAATAAAAAGAACCCGCTAGAGTTCGGGTCCTTTTCAGAAGTGATGATGTTTTCTCGGCTTAGGAACTGAGAAAATACAAAAATATAATACAATGAGTTTTAGAGAATTTCAATACTTAATTTAGGAATTACCAGAAGGAGGAGTTAGAGAAATGAAACTAAGCAAACAAGAACAAACAGTTATTATTGGTCAGTTAATAAATAATGTTATTGGTATGGATTTAGTAAAACAACACATTGATCCACAGAAATTAGAAAAGGCTATAGCTATGCATAATGAAATAAGTGATGATATGACGCCAAAGCAAACGAGAGAGGCGCTTATTAGTGTGTTAGACAAGACAATTGATGAATTTATAAAAGCTTAAACAAAAAACTAATAGAGTCTATCGTGAGGTGGTGGTCGTGGCTAAAGTAAGAAGCCCGAACAGAGATAAAGCATTTGAAATTTATAAAGAACATAATGGAGAAATTACAAATCGAAAGATTGCTGAAATACTCCAAGAACAAGAAAAAACAATTTCCTCATGGAAATCTAGAGATAAATGGGTAGCAAAATTAAACGGTTCTGATTGTAGTACTACAATAGAAAATGAATGTAGTACTGCGCAAAAGAAACGTAGTACTTCACAAAAGTTATCTGATGCATTGAAAGGAAATCAGAATGCCGTTGGTAATAAAGGTGGAGCTCCGAAAGGAAACTCGAACGCTGTTGGATTTGGTGCTCCCAAACAAAACGCTAATGCTGTAACGCATGGATTGTTCAGAAAGATAATTCCTAACGACGATCAACACGCAATGGAATTACTTGATGAAATACAAAATCATACAGAATTAGATATGTTGTTTAATTCCATTCAGCTGCAATACTTCAATATCCTCAATTCACAGCGCATTATGCATGTTCGTGATAAAGATGATATGTCACGAGAGGTTATTAGTGAATCGGAAGCTGGTGAATCTTACACTGTTCAATTCGCATGGGATAAGCAAGCTAATTTACTAACTGCATACGCAAGGGCCATGACTACATTATCTTCTATGATAGAACGCTTTGATAAGTTAGCTAATGTAGATGATGAGCGAAGATTGAAGTTAGTTCAAATGAAGACTAATATCGAGAAAACACAAGCAGATACTGACTTCGCACAAGAACGCGCAGCAAAACTCAAAGGTCAAAAGAAAGATACTTCATTACTCGATGCATTAATAGAAGGGCGTAAACAATATGAGCAAAACAGCGATTAAGTTTTCCCCTAAACAGTTAGAAGTTATCTATCGGCCATACAATTACACCTTCGATGTACTCGAAGGGACACCCAGATCGGGTAAGACAACAGCAGGGCATTTCCGCTATGCTGACTATTTGACGTGGACAAGAGATACGAATCATTTAATTACTGCATACAACCAGGAACAGGCATATCGCTTATTTATCGATGGTGATGGCACTGGATTACAGCATATATTTGGTGATTTAGCTGAGATTAAGCATGATGAACATGGCTCGCATCTTGCGATACACACTCCAAATGATATTAAGAAAGTGTATTACAAAGGTGGAGGAAAGAGTAACAGTGTTGGCGCTATAACGGGTATGTCACTTGGTAGTGTTGTATTTTGTGAGATTAACTTGCTGAATATGGGCATGATCCAAGAGTGTTTCAGACGTACATTCGCTGCTCAAGATCGTTACCATTTAGCTGACTTGAACCCTCCTGCTCCTCATCATCCAGTTATTTTAGAGGTATTTGATGTCCAAAATACACGTTGGACTCACTGGACGATACAGGATAATCCGATTATTACTGAAGAACGTAAGAAAGAAATATACGATATCCTTTCAAAGAATCCTTATTTATTGGAACGAGATTGGTATGGTAAACGTGTTATGCCACAAGGTGTTATCTATTCGATGTTTGATATGAAAAAGAACATAATCCCTGCTGTACGTGGTCAAAGATACGAAATGTATTTTACTGCTGATGGTGGCCAATCAGATGCCACTTCATGTAGCTGTAATATTGTAGTTCGTTATGAAGATAAATTCAGACTACTAAGAGTTGCTAACTACTATCACAGTGGTAAAGATACAGGGCAAGTTAAAGCGATGTCCACTTATGCAAAAGAGATTAAGAAGTTCATTGAATGGTGCGTTAAGAAGTTCGAAATGCACTATACAGAAGTGTTTGTTGACCCTGCATGTAAGTCTTTAAGAGAAGAACTGCACCTGTTAGGGATTCAAACGAGAGGGGCAGATAACAATACTCATGATGTAAAGGGTTCGAGTAAAGGGAAAGAGGTTGGTATTGAACGACTTCAAAACTCCATTACGAATGAGCAATTTATACTCGTTGAATGTGATGAATACGATCATTACAACTTCTTAAAAGAAATTGGTATGTATGTCCGTTTAGATAATGGTGAACCGATAGATGCCTATAACCATGCGTTAGATGAGACACGCTATAGTAATAATTACTTCTATAAACGATATGTAAAATAAGGCGGTGAAAACATGTTTGGAAACATCGTTGCAAAAGTAAGGGGGTGGCTATATAAATTGGGAATAATCAAAGGAATTAAGAAGATATCTGATAAAAAAGACATACCTGTAAATGAAGAATCCTACAAGCATATTGATATGTGGAAAGCTCTATACAGTGGTCATTATGACGAGTGGCACAACGTTAAGTATCATACGATTGAAGGGCAGAAAAGCAGGACAATGGCATCTCTCAATATGGCTAAGGTTATATCACAAGAGATGGCTGCACTAATATTTAATGAGAAGTGTTCGATTAACATTTCTGACGACACACTTTCAGATAATATCAAGAATGTCCTTGATGATAACAACTTCATTAAAGAGTTTCAGAGGTATCTAGAATACAACTTTGCTTTAGGTGGAATGGTTATTAAGGTTTACTGGGACAACGGAATTAAACTTTCTTACGTTACGGCAGACTGCTTCATACCGATTGCATGGGATAACAAACATATCACTGAGGGTGTATTCGTAAATGAAATCTCTAAGGGTGATAAGAAGTACACGCTACTTGAATGGCACTTGGTTGAAGGTAAAGAGTATGTAATTAAGAATGAGCTATACGAAAGCAAAAACCAAGGAGACTTAGGTGTAAAAGTTACTTTATCTACTCTATACCCTGATTTGGAAGGAGAAGTGCGTATTGAAAACTTATCTAAACCTATGTTTGTGTACTTCAAACCAAATACAGCCAATAACTTAGATATGAGTTCACCACTTGGTATATCGATCTATGCTAATGCGTTAGGTACATTAAAGTCACTTGATATTGCGTTTGATAGCTTTCAACGTGAGTTCGTTTTAGGTAAGAAGAGAATTATGGTACCTGCTTCAGCGATCCGTACAGTTGTAGATCCACAAACAGGCATACCACAAAGATATTTCGACGCTACCGATGAAGTGTATGAAGCGATGCAATTCGAAGATGGTGCTAATCAGATTCAAGATATATCAGTGGAATTACGTGTAGAAGAACATACAGCTGCTATCAATGCTCTTTTAAACTATGTATCGATGCAAGTTGGCTTCTCTTCTGGAGCATTTAGCTTTGATGAACAAGGTGTTAAAACTGCAACAGAGGTTGTAAGTGAAAACTCTAAGACATTCAGAACAAAACAGTCTCACGAGACCGTTATAGAGGATGGTATTCGTGATTTAGTTGATATCATCATTGAAATTGCTGCTTTATATGATGAATTTGAAAGTACTGATAAATACGAAGTTACTGTTACTTTTGATGATTCTATTGCAGAGGACCAAACCGCAGAAATTAATAAGCAAGTAACACTTGTTATGAATGGATTAACAACTAAGAAGTTAGCGATCATGAAGATACATGGTGTTTCTGAAGAGGAAGCTAAGAAAATCGTAGAAGAAATTCAAAATGAGAATAAGATGGTTATGCCTGAAGGAGTAGATTTCTTCGGTATGAACAACAAACAAAAGAATAATGGTTCAGGAGATGAAGGGTAATGGCACTCCCTCCTGATAAATTACAGCAACTCTCTATGTTTGTAGTGGATATCTACAATGCGATTGAAGAAGAGTTGCTTTTAAATATGGCTAGAATTCTCAAGTATGACATGGAACTGCTATTAACTGCCGAGGATTTCACTGAATATCAGCATTGGCGCATAGTTCAGTTGAATAAGCTTGGTAAGTTGAATCAGCAGCAAATGAATACAATGGCCCGTTATAGTGGTAAAACAGCAGAGGAAGTCCGAAAGATGCTAGAATCTGCTGGATTTACAGCAGTAGAACAACATGAACCGTTATACCAAGAAGCAGTGCAAGCAGGAATCATAGCTGCTGCGCCAGCAATGTATACAAGTGCAGCGCTAATAGGGATCCTTAATGCTTATGAACGACAAGCTCTAGAAACATTTAACCTTATAAATACTACTATGCTCAAACAGTCCCAACAGGTTTATCTAGATATCTTAAATAAAACAGTAGGTAAAGTTCTTGGTGGTGTCATAACGGCGCAACAGGCATTAAGGCAGACTGTTTCTGAATGGTCTCAACGTGGAATCCCTGCTTTGATTGATAAGGCAGGGAAGCGATGGAGTACAGAAGCCTATGTGAATATGGTGTCTAGATCTACAAGCCAAAATGTAGCGAATGAGATGCAGATGACTCGCATGGACGAGTATGATGTGGACCTGGTAGAAGTTAGTTCGCATATTGGTGCAAGACCTCGCTGTGCTCCATTTCAAGGTCGTATCTTTTCTAAAAATGGTAAAAGTAAACGATACCCTCCATTCTCCAGTACATCATATGGTGAACCGGCAGGGTTATTAGGGATTAATTGCCGGCATGTTATCTATCCATACATTCAAGGGAAATCGACGAAGCGTTATGAACCGTATGACGCTGACGAGAACTCTAGAGTATATAAGGAAAGCCAACAGCAAAGACATCTAGAACGGCAGATTAGAAAAGCGAAGAAAGAAGTAAAGGTTATGGAAGCGTTAGGTGATTCAGAAGGCGTGAAGGAAGCGAAGAATAAGGTTTCGCAACGCCAAATGAGGGAATTCATCAATCAGACCAAGCGCAAGCGTCAATATAACAGAGAACAAATTGTTTAGGAGGAATAATGAATGAGTTTTGGACAAGCATTTGAAGAAGTGAAAAAAGGCAAAGGTATGCGATTACCACGATGGAGCGAAGATGTTGTAATCCGTGCTCAGTTTCCTGAGGAACATAGCAAAATGACTGCTCCTTACTTATATGTAGAAAGTCGTTTTGGAAGAGTACCTTGGAAAGAGACGATGATTGAACTATTCGCTGAAAATTGGGAGGTTGTTAAGTGATGAATTTTGGTCAAGCGATTGAAGCAGCTAAGGCGGGAGAAAAGATTTCACGTAAGGGCTGGAATGGTAAAAATATGTTTGTTGTTTATCAAAAGGGATATCCGAATGGTATTCCATGTAATAAACAAACTGCTAAAGCATGGGGCATGAATGAGGGAGACTTATTCAAAGTTCGTCCATACTTACAATTACGATGTGCAAATGGAACGCATGCAATGTGGGCTCCAAGTACTTCTGATGCATTAGCAGAAGATTGGGAGATTGTTAAATAATTAAAGTGAGAAAGGAGCAGATTAATATGCCAAAACCATTAAATTATAGATTGCGATTAAAAGGAAATGGAATGCAGTTCTTCTCTGAAGGAGGAGACCCTGCACCAACTCCACTGGAAGGAGGTGATCCAATTGTAACGGACCCAAACCCGACACCACCTGTTGCAGACCCGAATCCAGAACCACCTGTTACATTCACGAAAGAGCAGATGGATGAAGCAAAACAAAAGCAAGAAGCGGCTTTCTTGAAAAAGTTAGGTGTAGAGAATTTAGATCAGTTGAAACAAACGGTTAGTGATTGGAATACTCATCAAGAATCATTGAAAACAGAGCAAGAAAAGACAAATGAAAAATTAACAACCTTTGAGACTCAATTGAAAGAAAAAGATGAGTCTCTTTTTAATGCTCAGGCACAAATAGCTGCGCTTAAATTAGATATCAAAGAAGAAAAGAACTTAAATGCAGTTATTACTCTAGCAAAAGCTAAGGTTAGTGATGATGTAGATATTACCAAAGCTATTGAAATGGTAGTTGAAGAGTTTCCTCACTTTAAAGGTGTAGTGGAAGAACCGCCTGCTGATCCAGGTAAAACAAAGCCGACATTTTCTAATGGCCAACACCAACAAACTACAATGTCAGAATCTGATAAATGGTTTGCGGCGTTCGGAGTTAAAAAGCAATAGGTTTTGAATGAAGTCACTTTTATAGGTGGCTTTTTGTTTTGCAAAAAAAATAAAAAAGAAAAGAGTGATTTATTAATGGCTACATTAAATTATGCTTCTCAATATCAAGAAGTACTTGTTCAAAAATTCGCACAAGGTTTAGCTTTTGGTGCTTTATACGCTACACCTAATAACGCGATTGTAAAATGGACAGGAGCGAAAACAATTCAGATCCCACGCATTAAAGTCGGTGGTTATACAGACGTTAACCGTGATTCAATGGGCAACTATACTCGCCGCGTTGATAACTCTTTTGAACCTAAAACTTTAGGTCATGATCGTGAATTCCGTACTTTAGTTGATCCAGTAGACGTTGACGAAACAAACATGGCTGTTACTATCGCAAACATTACACGCGTATTCAACGATGAAGAAGCAATTCCAGAGCATGATAAATACATGGCATCAAAGCTTTACGCTGAATTCACTGGAGCAGGGAAAACAGCTGATGTAACTGTACTTGATCCTGAAAGTTTCCTTAGTGTATTCGATCAAATGATGTTAGAAATGGATGAAGCAGAAGTGCCACAAACTGGACGTATTCTTTATATCACGCCGGCTATTAAAAAGATTGTAAAAGCCGCTAAAGATTTACAACGTCAATTAAATGTCGAAGGACCTAGTGAAAAATCAATCAACCGTGGCGTATATTCACTTGATGATGTAACAATTGTAACTGTTCCATCTTCTCGTATGAAAACAGCTTACAACTTCACTAATGGCGCTGTTCCTGATGCTGCTGCAAAACAAATTAACATGATCTTAATTCATCCATTGGCTGTAGTATCTCCGCAACAATATGAATTTGTTGATCTAGACACTTCAAGCGCATCAACAGGTGGCAAATACCTTTACTATGAGCGCAAATACTGGGATGTATTCATTTTAGGCGCTAAAGTTGATGGTGTTAAATTCAACATTACAGCATAAGAGAGGCTTTTATAGCTTCTCTTTTTTATTATGAAAGGATGATATATACATGAGTAACACAGTAAAAGTGCAACGATTGAACAAAGTATTACACATTGAAAAAGACTTCTTATCAAGCTATCTGAATGACGGGTTTGATCAGATCAGTGAAGAAGGAAAAACCATCAAACGTGCGACGGGTGGGCGAAATGTCACTGTATCAGAGCATAACGCTGCGCTTGATCGCATCGAAGAATTGGAAGTAGAGCTTGAATCATTAAAAGCCCCTAAAAAAGCAGCTAAGTAGGTGATTACATGCCTTATATAGATGCAGATTACTATAATAACGATTATGAAGGAACTCCAGTTTCTGATGCAGTGTTATTAAATCGAATGATCAAAAGAGCCAGTGAACAGATAGATAGCATCATAGGTTACAAATTACAAGGAGTCGACTTTGATAAAGTTGCTCCTTTTATTCATGATCAAGTCAAAAAAGCTACTGCAGCACAAGTTGAATTTCTAGCTATTAACGGCATTACTTCTGCTACTGTAAGCGAAGGTGGCGGCGGTTTCTCTGTTGGCGCTTATTCTGAGAATGGAATGAGTTCAGGAGCAGCTGAAGCGCCATCTTACTATGATCGCTATGCGATTACTGTGGTTGATTACCTTAAACCTACAGGCTTACTTTATACGGGCGTGTGTGTGCATGGCTAAACCTATGAGACGTTCATTATTAATCCATACAGTTGAGTACCTGGAATATAAGGGCGAGGATGATACTTGGGGTGGAAGTGATAACTATGCACCTGCAATAACAATTGAAAGGGTTCGAATTGAACCTAAAAAAACAGTTGTTATGAATGGTAATGGAGACAGTACTGTAATGCAAACACTGTTATTTCATGATGCAGTACATTCGACACCTGTTACTTTCAAAGAGAAGTCAAAAGTCTTATTTAATGGGAAAGAAATGACCGTTAGCAAAGTCAGTGACTTTTATGATAGGAGTAGTCTTCACCATGTGGAGGTGCTTTTAATTTGATAAGAGTAAATATTCAATTAGATACACAAGCAATTGAAGGTAAGGCACTAGAAGCAACAGAGAAAGCGCAATTCGCATTAGATCAGCAAGTGTTAAAAGACAGTAACTTTTATATACCAAAAGATACAGGTGAATTAGAACGCTCTTCTATTCGATTTAGTAGACCGGGAGAAGGTCATATAGAATGGAATACACCTTACGCGCGGAAAATTTATTACGGAGTTAACTTTAATTTTTCGAAAGATATCAATCCTAATGCGCGAGCGCTTTTCTTTGAAGAGGCAAAAGCTAGGAATGTAACGGATTGGGCAAAAATCGTAGAAAACGAAATTAAGAGAAACTTATAGGAGGTATACATGAAATGGCTCATTGATTCAGTTATCAAACACCTAAATGTTAATTTGCCATCATCTATCATGTTTGCTCCTATGAAAGTCGATATGTTAGATGTGGCCACTAGCACTACACCCAAAAAAAGTATTGCTATTCGTATGATCCCTTCAGCATTAGGTGATCAATATTTTGATGGTGAACTACTAAACAAGCAATTTCAGATTCTTGTTAAAAGTGATAACCAATTAGAGGTTAATAACACAACAGAAGCAATTGCAAGAGAACTAAATAACGTTCACAGGCGTGTTTTTAACACTATTGACGACTCCTATACACTAAGGCGATTAAATGTGTATGTGGAGCCCAATTTTGTTGAGAAAACAGCAGCAAACGAGCAAATATACACCGCACTTTTTTCTGCGGAATTAGAAATAGGAGGTAATTAATATATGGCATATCTATTGAACCATCTTTATAAATTTGAGATCAATGTGGGAACAGCGGCTACTCCTAAGTGGGCTGTTATTGCTAAAGGTATCAAGTCAGTAGATCCCGATAATAACGAGGAAGTAGAAGAGGACTACTACTATGATGGTGGAGGCGCTTCTGAGCGTTCTGTTATTGGTTTCATGATGAGTTATTCCTTTGAAGGTCATCGTTCTTATGGCGATGAGGCTCAAGACTTTATCCTTAAGAAAGTTAACCAAATTGGAGACGCTCGTAAGACTGACTTTAGAGTGACTGAGCCAAACGGTGACAAATGGGAAGGTCCTTCAACTATCTCAGAGATCAAAGTTCCCGGAGGAGATGCGAATAGCAAGGGTGAGATTGAGTTTAATATTTCCTTTGACGGAGCTCCAGAATTTACAGAAAAAGGCGCAGCTTAATAGTTCCGCATTTCTCTTCCGTTCATACTATCAATTACATTGAGAGGGAGCTTCGGTTCCCTCCTCAGTGATAGCTTTTTTAGAGTGATAAAAATAGTGAAAAATATGTTTTTAACTTATTCGAATAAATTAAAAATTGTCTCGACGGAGGCAAATACAAAAAACAAGGAGATAACCATAATGACAAATCAATTAGCTAAGCCAGAAGAAGTATATGAAGGTGTTTCAAAAATAGTAGAAAACAAGTTTCAATTTAACTTCGAGAAAACTTATAGAGAGATTGACGTAGCAGGGAAGCTTTACAAGGTGAACTTTGATGATGAGTCAATGTTAAAGTATCAAGAGGGATTTTTATCTTATGAGAAGAAAGCTAAGGATCTACAAAATGAAGCAATTGATTTCCGTGAAGCTTCTCCAGAGGTTCTACGCGCTATGAACTTACAGCAACGTGAGCTTATGAGTGAAGCTATCGAACTATTCTTAGGAGAAGATACATTCGAGGAGCTGTATGAGAAAGCAGGACGCTCTCTTATGAATTTAGTTAGCTTAATCGACTACTTAACATCATTAGTGGAGTCAGAACTACGTGCTAAAGCTGGAAGTAACTTAGATGCATACTTAACAAACGTTAAGAAGTAGGTGATCACTTATGGGACCGAGATTCTCACTCACAGAGCGTAACGTAGATGTAATAACCTGGGGAGGCGTGGCTATTGAGCTAAACCTCTCCTATGATAATATCCTCGTTATGCTAAAGCTATTCGATGATAAAACGGTGCCTGATAAGAGTAAACTTCTAATAGCCCTCAATATGCTTGTAGTAGAACGCTCCTTACTAGCTCAGCTCAACGGGGAACAACTTAATAAACTTCTCATTGATATCTTTAAAGCAAAGCTCAATATAGACCTTGATAAGAAAGAACGAGTCAATGAGATGACCAATAAGGATAACTCCACAGACGGAGCAGAAGAGGACGAGACATTCCAAGAGGTTCCTATAGTTGATTTTACTATAGATGCTGAACGGATATACTCGTCCTTTTTGTATGATTACAAGCTAGATCTCATTGAGCAACAGGGGAAGCTCCTCTGGAATCAGTTTTTAGCATTGTTTAACAACTTATCAGAAGAGACTACTATGAAGACTGCTATTAAGTACCGCACTTGTGAAGTCCCTAAGAAGACTAAAGAGAATGCGGACCAGGTGAAGGATATCAAGAAGAAAAAAGCCTTTTATGAGCTGCCTCAAGCGAAGGCTATGAGAGAGGCTAGAGAGTTGAAAGCTTACGAGGACCGCATGAGACGTTACAAAGAAGCACGCAAGCAACTAGCTCAAGAAAACAAGGTTATTAAACCTACAACAGATGATTAAGACCTCATAGCAGGGCTCCTGGAGATTCTTTAAATTAGACAAAAGGAGCGTGAATATATATGGCCGACGGAAGTGTAAAGATAGATGCCCGAATAGACAATTCTAATATACGTAGCGACGTAGAGAGAATAAATAGAGAGCTTGGACGTATGGGTTCGAATATGAGCTCTGTAGCTCGTACAATTCGACAAGCTTTTAATTCTGAGATTAATAATCTAGGGAGTAATGTAGGTTCGAATGTAAACAATGTAAACGAATTGCTCAGCTCTATAGGAATCAATATGGTATCTATAGGGCAGCAGGCACGTTCAAACTTTGATAGTGGCTTTAACCCTCTTGACGGAGATGTAAGAGGAGAAGTTTCAGAGGTTAACGGGGAGCTTATACGAATTGGAGCCAATATACAACAAATAGCCGCTCAGATCAGAAATGAATATCAATCCGAGATAGATAGGCTTAGCAATATTACCTCAAATGAAGTCACTCAAATAAATAACGAAATTAGCCGTATAGGAAACGGAATGAACAGTACTACTAGTGAAATGACACGTACGTTCGGCTCTGAGTTTACTCGTATGAATAGTGACATAACAAGAGGATACACTCAAGTTTCTGCTGCTCACCAGGGAATGATGAACGAAATGAAAGCTTATCAGACTCAAATGAAAGCAGGTATGTCTGGAGCTAGGGAGGCTCAAATAGAGGCTCAATACGGATATTTTGAATTAATGCAGTCTGCAGGCTCTTATACAGGTTCTGTAGATGACATGATAGCTAGAATCAATGAGTTAGGAGCAGCTCAGAAGGCGGCAAACGATCAAGCTATTAACTCTAATAGGATGGCTCTAATGAGTATCTATCAGACTATAGGGACACTCAATAACGCAAGCTCTACAGCTTCACGCTTTCAGAATAACCTTACTACAATGAATAAACCTCTGTATAACACTAGTAGGCTTGCTCTTACTGCAGTAGATTCTTTGGACAGACTCGCACGTTCAGGAAGCCCTCAGCAGCTAGCTCTAGAGTTCTTAGGAGCTAACGCCTCTGTAAAGCAGTACAATGACTTCATTCGTGATTTAGGAACTCAAATGATGGCTTTGCCTGTCATATTTGGATTGACTGCTGCTGCTGCAACTAAGTTCTATGGAGCTTTACATGGAAGAGCTATGGAAGAAAACACAAAGTACGCTGAAGCTTTCAATAACATGTTGGAAAAGTTAGCTAAAGCATTTGAGCCAATGGTCCAAGCGTTTGCTGCTGTAATGACTCCTATGTATAACTTTATTGCTAAACTAGCCGAGATGGTTATTCAATTTAATGAAGCTCATCCTGTATTAGCTAAGTTTATCCAAGGGATGATGATGCTTGTCCCTGCTCTGATGGTAATCCTTACACCGTTAGCTCTGGGGATAGGATACTTTGCAGGATTGAGAGCTATCTTGTTTGCTGTCCGTCCAGTACTAATGCCAATCATTACAGGACTACAAATGATGACTGCTCCTGCTTGGGTATTAGCTGCAGCAATAGCAGGATTAGTAGTAGGATTCACTCACTTATGGAAGACAAGTGAAACTTTCAGAAATGGAGTCTTAGGAGTTATTGCAGTTATTAAGCAATGGACTGCTTCTTTAGTTGAACTTGGAGGGAAAGCCTTAACCGCTTCTATGGCAGGATTGAAACAATTAGGAGCAAATGCTTTAGTGTTAGGTACAAACCTTGGAAATGCAGTTCTTTCAAGTAATGCCTTTAAAGTAGCCGTAGCAGGTATTCAAACTGTATCTCAACGGCATTTGCATCTGCAATGATTCAAATAAATAGCTTTGGTCTAGTTTTAGTCAACTTAGGTAAGTACCTATGGAGTGTAATAGCTGTAGGGGATGTCATGAATGATTGGATAACTCATCTTCCAGTAGGCTTCCAGAACGCCGCTCTACTTATGGGAACTGCAGTAGAAGCTATCCGCACAACTATTATGTCTATGGTGGAAGCTATAAGGCTTGCTCTAGGTGGAGATACTTCACAACTAGGACAGATCTTTATGAATTTAATCCCATCCATTATAGCAATACTTGTTGGCGGACTCCCAGGGCTTCTAATCACTGCAGCTCGCTTCCTACCTACGATAGTAGAGGGGATAAACTCAATGTTTCCTATGTTGTTAACTACTATCACTACAGTAATTGACACAATGGTCAACTTAATAGTTACGTATCTTCCTAAGTTTATTGAGCAAGGTGTAGCAATACTTACAAAGGTCATTGAGGGAATACTACAAGTTTTACCAACAATTATTACTACTTTAGTGACTGTAGCTACTACGATGATAAACACTCTTATAAATACTGTAGGGACATTGCTTCCTCTTATTTTAGACGTAGGACTTAAGATTCTCATGACATTGATTGACGCTATTGTGAAGAACCTTCCTAAGATTGTAGATGCCGCCATAAATATAATGAATACATTAATTAATGCAGTAGTTACATTGCTTCCTCAGATTATAGAAGCAGGTATCAAAATCTTAATGGCTCTTATTGATGGGATAGTGAAGATCCTTCCTAAATTGGTCGATACGGTTATCATGCTTGTAAATAAAATTATTGAGATGATTATTACTAACCTTCCTAAAATATTAGATGCAGGTGTAAAAATCTTAATGGCTATCGTTGACGGAATCATAAAAATGCTTCCTAAGATTGTAGATGCTGCCGTTAAGATAATTACTCAACTTGTAAATATAATCATGCAGAATCTCCCTAAGATAATTGAGTCAGGTATTAAAATCTTAATGGCAATTATCAAAGGTATTATTCAAATTATGCCTCAGTTAGCTGCAGCGGCTCTAAAGATTATCTATGAAATAGCAAAGACTATCATTGCTAACCTTCCTCAGATCCTTGCTGCAGGTGTGCAGATACTTTGGTCTCTTATTAAAGGTATCTATTCCGTGTTAAGTAGCTTGTGGAGCGCTATTACAGACAATGTTATCGGAGGAATTAAGAAATGTTTCTCTAATGCAGGCTCTATGCTACTAAGTGCAGGTAAAGACATAGTACGAGGATTATCTAACGGTATAAGCGAAATGGCTTCTGATGCTATTAACGCAGCGAAAAGAATGGCTGGCAAAGTTAAAGAAGCAGTAGTTGGATTCTTTAAGATAAAATCTCCTTCCCGTGTAATGAAAGAAGTCGGTGGTTATGTCACTGAAGGTTTAGCCGTGGGAATTACAGATATGACAAGTGATGCAGTAAAAGCAGCTACAAAAATGGCTGATGCAGTCCTGAGTGGATTTGAAGCTCTTTCTAATGACATTGAGCTAGGAAACGTACTAGGAAACGATAACTTCAAAGATTTAAACATGGGAGTATCTCCAGACTTCAAGCTCCCTAAAGTAGATGACATTCTAAACGGATCAATCTCAATGGCTCCTACTTCTTATGAAAGAATCACTGGACAGAGCAAAGAAGACAAGAATGCACGTCAAGAAAAGCAAGGACAAGCTAATGAAGAGAAGGCGCCTACTTACCTTGTAATGGATAAAAAAGTAGTAGGTGAGGTTATATCTGAGGACGTTGACAATGCTAACAAGCGTAGAACAAGTAGACAAGCTCAGTTTGCTCCTCAAGTGGTCCCTGTTTTCTAGATTGAACAACTTGTGAGCCTTCCCCTATGGAGGGCTCTTTTTAAATAAAGCAAAGGAAATTGATAACATGGCTAGTTTTAAATTTAACGGAACTAAGCGAGATTACTTATATATCATGATGGGTTTTAACCGTGCAGCGTGGGCTCCTATTGAGCGTGATATCTTGACAGCTCCAGGAAGACCAGGCGGATACTACCTGCAGACTAACACAAAAGTGAGAGTTATTGATGTCCCTGTGACACTTAAGGCTAAAGATCAAGCGGACCTGCAGAAGAAGAAAGAAGACTTAGCAGATTGGCTCATACAAGATGAACCAAAGGAGCTCATTTTTGATGATGAGGCAGACAGAACCTACATGGCTATGCTTGACGGGGAGACTGACTTAGAAGAATTAATTTTCAGAGGTAAAGGTACTTTACGCTTTGTATGTCCTATGCCTTATAAGCTTGGAGCTACACAGGTTAAAGACTTTGCTCTTGATACCACAGGGACAGACTTAAAAGTGGATATTGCTAATAAGGGAACTGTAGAGTCAAACCCTATTGTAGAAATTAACGTTATGGATAAGAGTCCTTTTATTGATGTCTGGAATGGTAATGAATATTTCCGTCTAGGATATCCTACGGGACCAAAGACAAAGCTAGTTGCTCAGGAATCCAGAGTTATATGGGACAAGATGGATGACCTTTCTAAGTGGTCCGCTCATACAGGACAACTAGGCTCACTCTTTGAAGGTTCTGGAGCTATGGAAATAGCAGGGAGTGGACATGGTTTCCGTCCTAGTACTTATGGACCTGTTAAAGAAAATACATGGTATGGTCCAATTCTTAAGCAATCCCTTCCTCCCGGAGGAGCTACAGACTTCAAAGTGGATATGAGACTTTCTTTTGACTCTTTAAGCTATGACAGAATGGGAACTATCATGCTCTTCTTACTAGACGCTAATGATGAGATTGTAGCTCAGTTAGGAATGAAAGACGAATACTACTCTCATGCGATTACTAAAGCATACACCACTATAAATGATGGACCAGATGAACGGATACTGATAGATGACACTGGAAGAACAGCCGAGTCATTCACGGACTTTAGAGGACATGTCATGTTAACTCGTGAGGGGAACGTATGGACGGCTTATTCTGCTTTATACAAGAAAGGGACCTACCAGGACTATGAAACTATTATAGAAACCTGGAGAGATGTAAATAATTCTAATCCTGCTACTGCTGCAGTGGTAACAAAAGTAGCCGTAGGGATATTTAAATACGGAGATTCAAACCCCCTAGACGCAATTTTTATAGAAGACTTGAAAGTGTACAAGAAGTTTAGTGTACCTACGGATGCTACTCCTTACATTGTAGATCCAGGGGACTCTATATTGATTGATACTGAAAGGGCTCTTGTAACGATAAACGGGAAGAACGCTATAAGCATTAAAGACCTATTCAGTGACTTTCCTGTCATAAAGAGAGGAGCAAATGAGGTTATTGTACGTCCTAAGGCTATAGGTACCGCAAAGATAACATATAGGGAGAGATACAGATAATGAGAAAGCAAAGCGGAGATTTACACATAGTCGACTTTAAAACAAAACTAGTAATAGGAGTTATACGCGCTCATGAATATGTAGAGGACAAAAGACACTGGGAAATTAAAAACTCCGTAGATATGTTAGACTTCAAAATACTTGAGAGCTCTCCTTATGAGCCTCTCTTGCAGCAACAAAATATCATCGTAAAAGAAACCCGTACTGGTGTAATGACTCCTTATGTAATCACTGAGACGGAAAAAGATACTGTAGCTAAGACAGTTACAATATATGCTAGTGGGGAATGGACCTTGCTTGCAGGAGAATCCTATTTCGCTCCTCAAAAGCTCTCTTCAATGACTGCTCAGCAATATTTAGCTATGTCCTTAAACGGCTCGGATTGGTCTGTAGGGAACGTTGAGATTACGGGGACTCGTAGCATGACTATTACGGAGTTTATTTCACCTCTACAGTTTAATAACATGATCGCTTCTGCTTTTGATGGTTATGAACTTCAATACAGAGTTATTGTCCAGGGAGCATTTATTGTTAAGAGATATGTAGACCTGGTAGAAAAACGAGGCAGATTCACTGCTAAGGAAATCACTATAGGGAAAGATCTCCAAGGGATTGTCCGTAAAGAGAACTCTGAGGGAGTTATTACTACACTTATAGGCTATGTAACTGTAAAGGGATCAGACGGAGAAGAAAAAGTGATCACTGTAGCAGACGCTAACAATGGCATTCCCTACGTAGTAGATGAGGAAGCCTTTCAACGATGGAACATAAACGGGAAGCATCGCTTTGGATTCTATACTCCAGAGACTGATAATCAGAATATGACTCCAGAGCGCCTATTCACATTGACAAAGGCTGCTCTTAAAAAGAGAGTATCTACAAATGTAGTCTATGAAGTTGACGCTGTTTCTTTGGCTAAAATTGCAGGTCTGACACATGAGGCGATCAATGAAGGAGACACTGTATTCATTAAAGATAAGTCTATTAGCCCTCCTATCTTCTTAGAGGCTAGAGCTATTGCTGCAGATGAGTCTTTTACTGATCCAAGGCAGGACAAATATTATTTTGGTAACTATAGAGAAATTCAAAACAATGATGACGCCGCCTACAGAGCTTATCAACGTATACTGGCAAGCTTACAAGATAAGGTCCCTGCAGAGATGTTTAATCAATTACAGGAGAAAGTAAACAGTCAGACTGATGCAATTGCAGAGGCAGGAGCTAAAGCGGACCAGGCTCATGAAGATGCTAAAACTGCAAAGGATTTAGCTACAGAGATAGAAAGTAACATGAATCAGATGCAAACGGCTATTATTGAGAGTCCTACTGCTCCTACAGATAAACTAGAAGCAGGGAAAACTCTATGGCTTGACTCCAGTGAATCTTCTGCTAAGATATTGAAACTCTGGAATGGTACTGACTGGGAGCCACTTGTTCCCGACACCGCAGGAATTACTACAGAGATTACGAATATTAAAGGTGAACTAAGTACAAAAGTTACCGAAACTCAGATGCAGGAATACATTGGAGAGTTAGGTGCTGATAACCTTTTATTGAATACTCAGTTTGTTAAAAAGAAAGTAAATGACTTCGGAGACGTTACCGAAGAGACTCCTTCCCTTGAGAGATGGAACCCTGACGCTAATGCTGTTGACAGAAAGATTACCGTAGATGAATCTAAGAGATACAAACAAAGTAGGTCGGTTAAGATTGAATCTACACATACAACAACTAATGTCTGGCATGGTATCTATCAAGATGTACCTGCTTATCAGAAACAAGGAAAGTTCCAATTCTCTGCTATGTTATACGCTGAGGACAAATATGCTATCTCACTAGGTGCTGCATTTAAGGTAGAGTTCTTCAATGGGACGACTTCAGTAGGAGGATACAAGCAAGTTGAGTTCCAAGATAAGCTAGTAGATGGACAATGGACTAGATTCACTATAGATCATGACGCTCCAGATGCTCCAATCACTCATGCACGTATAGAAGTGTGGATTAGGAGAGCTGGTACTGTATGGGTAGCTGAGCCACAGTGTAACGTAGGTGAGAAACTTCCTGTCTATATGGAAAACCCCAAAGACATTGTAAACTATGACGCTATGGTTAAAGAGGTTGCTGACCGTGTGACTAAGTCAGAATTCAATACAGTTAACTCTAGTTATGATACAAAACTCACTCAGACTAATCAGGAAATAAACTTACGAGCTAAATCTACTGATGTTTACACTAAAGATGAAGGTGATGGACGATATGGTAGTAAAGCTGTAGTGGATAGACATGAATCTGAGTTGAAAGTAAATGCTCAGGAGATTTCTCTCCGTGTTAAAGACAATGAGATTGCTGCAAAGTTGAACCTCACAGCTCAGACTGCTTTGATTCAAGCTCCGAAGATAAATCTTGACGGATACGTAGAAGCTAAGCATATCAAGACAGGTAGCTTAAAAGGTGTCGTAATCATGACAGAAGATCCTACTTCTGCTAATAACCATATGAGACTTGAGAAGCAGAACCTTAATTTATACGGAACTGGTAAAGCTAGGGGATACCTTGGATTTATCCCTATCACTAAAGGTGTGAAAGAAGCTCTTGTGCTTGGGTCTAACTACGCTGAAGCTTCTACTTCTAAAAACTGTGCACTTGTCATCGAACATACATCTCCAGATCCTACAAGCTATACTAATGACGTTGCTCGTATAGGTATATATGATGGAACTAATACATCAACAATGTCATCACATATCTCTTTTTCAAGTTATGGAGATAAGATGGAAATTAAGTCTTTAGGGTTTATGGATATATATGCCAAGAATGATATTTCTATTAGTGCTGACGGTTCAAACTCCTTAAGTCTACGAGCTGGAACTGGAATGAGCTTAAGATCCGAGTCGGGCTCTTGGACATTCCCTACCAAACAAGCGGATTCATATTTCAATACTGTCACACTTAAGGATACTGGTAAGCTTATTACATTATCAATGGGAGGTAGCCATATAAGGGTTCATAGAGATGAACGAGGGCAGTATGGCTTCTACTTCTTGAGTAATGATAAAGACTTGACTCCTTATCTAGCTTATGCCGACATTAATGGAAGTACAGTATGGGGAAGAGGTGACGTTATATCAGATACTGGAGACATAAAAGCGTTAGGAGCAGGCACACTTGGAGTAGGAGGTAATGTTCGAGCTAAACGGGAAGTGTCAGGTGCCTCTTGGGTTCAGACTTCAACGAGAGATATCAAAACAGATATCCTCCCTATTCAATATGATGCTGTAAATACTCTTATGGAATTAAAACCCAGTCAGTATCTATTTAAGGATGACGTCGAAACACTTGGCTATGATGAAATCTATAAAGATATAGATAAGTACCTGCAATATGGTTTCATCGCAGAGGATACACCTATTCAGTTCCAAGGTAGAAATGGGAAGTCAGTCCTACCTTATTCCCTTATCACTGTAAACATTGCCGCTACTCAGCAAATACTTCTGAGACAGAACGTACAACAAGAGGAAATCAATTTATTAAAGGAAAAAGTTTCCTCTCAAGAAACACGCCTCAACGAATTAGAGGCACTTGTACAACAATTATTAACTAAATAAGTGAGATTTTTCCTACAGAGCAGCAATAAGCTGGTCTTTTTTATTTTGCTTAAAATACCGGTTTAGATTAAATTTTACAGATTGAGAGAGGCGAAACTCGTCTCTCTTTTTATTTTGAAAGGAGCTGAATCAATGCAAGAAATTCAAGATTTAAAACAAGAGATCCAACAGATTAAGTTAGATCAGAAAGATATGAAGGATGACATTCGAAACTTAGAGTCCCGTACTTTAGGGAACGAAAAAGACATCATAAACATTAATAAACAGTTAGATAAAATCAGCGCTAATACTACCTGGATTCTCCGGATTATCATTGGTGCGATTGTAACGGCACTTATTGGACTGTTATTGAAAGGAGGTGTATAAGACTTGCCACTTACAAAAGAAAATATTTTAAAACGTTTGCGCAACTGGAAAACATGGGTTGCGCTTTTTTCATGCTTTGGATTAATTTTATCAGTCTTTGGAATGACCGGATTCGAAGGCAACTTGGATAAGGTGGAAAAGGCTGTTTATTTATTTGGAATCGCTCTAGGTATTTGGACTGATCACGAAGAAAAAGGAGAAGATGCTTAATGAAAAAATCAATTAAACTAGCTTCCTCTGTATTTATGACTCTATTGCTCCTGTTCAGCTTTGCTACAGGGGCTTTTGCTGATAGAACGCTTATTATTCCTGATTTACCGAAACAACCGTACCGTTATGGTGTTGGAGCTTACGAGGGCGTTGTGGCACATAGTACAGCAACTCCTGAAGCACCAGCTATTAATATTCAAAAGTATGAAACTCGTACATGGAGAAATGCATTCGTACACTATGCAGTCGATTGGAACGAAACAATTCAAATTGCTGATATAAGGTACATTGCTTATGGCGGTGGACCTGGTGCGAATAAACGTTTTGTACACGTAGAGTTATGCGAGACGGCAGATTATGATAAATTCAAACGCTCATATGATAAATATGTGAAGTTACTGGCTAAAATTTTACGTGACCGCGGATTAACTGTAGAAAAAGGATTATGGACTCACTATGATGTAACAAAGTACCTTGGCGGTACAGATCACGAAGACCCACTTGATTATTTACGTAGTCATGGCGTTTCTGAAGCTCAATTCCGTGCTGATGTACAACGTGCATACAATAATTCTAGTGTAGAAGTTTCTGTTCCTGAGCAACCATCTAAACCAGCAGAAGTACCAACTGCGAATGTTGAAGGAGTTGTATACATTCAAGGTAATAATATAAATCTACGCAAAGGCCCAGATGCGAGCTATTCTGTTATTCGTCAACTAAACAAACCGGAAGCATACCAAGTTTGGGGCGAGAAAGATGGATGGCTAAACCTTGGTGGGAATCAGTGGGTATATAACAATCCTTCTTACATCAAATTTGAGAAGAAAGAGCTAGCTAATCCGGTTGTAGGAAAGCGTGTTGTCGCTAAAGTAGACAACCTACGTTTCTATGATTCTGCTTCTTGGGCAGATAAAGATGTTGCTGGCACTTTAGATGCAGGATCAGGATTTTCAATCGATGCGAAAGTAACTGTCAATGGATCAACACAATACAAAGTACACAATTCGAAAGGGAATACGTACTATATTACGGCTAGTGATGCGTATGTGAATGTTCGTTAA